AGAGAAGGAAGGAAGAAAGAGGGGGTTGAAACCCCCACGTTCGGCAAAGCCGAACTCCCCCGCTGATGCGTGGTTATATCTCTCTCTGGCCTTTTAACGATACTCGGCTTCTCGGGCGTCAAGCCCCTCGTCTTCGACTCGCCCGCAAGCGGGTAAAGGGCCTGACCCCCTGCGATGCCTTCGCGGGCCAGGCCGTGCCAGAGAGGCACGAAAAGGAGACGACTATGCGCGTTTTTGAGGCCGTGATTACGGATTACTCCGACTTCGGAAAAGTGGTTTTCCGCCGCTTCTATCATGAAGAGCCAAACGCTTACGGAAATGGTCGGGAAATGCTCGACAACTTCCGGGACGCCGATCCGGAATACGCGGATTCCTATGAATTACGCGTTCACTCATACGAGGTTCACTAAAGACGAGGCCGGGAGCGATCCCGGCCTTTATCTATTTGCAGTCCTTGTTCCACGGGACAAACTTGCGAGAGCCGCCAGAACCTTTGTTCGAGGCCGGAGGAGTGCGCTTGCACTCATCCTTCCTCAACGTCAGACCCTCGGTCCTTGGCTCCCGCTGACGGTCGCGAGAAGACGCCGGCGAGATACTCGCGGCCCTCTGGACCCCATCTAGGTTTTCCCTCACGGTCGAACCAATCGGGCGCACGCTTGGCGACTGACCGACGGGGCTTTCGCTTGACCTTTGCTCCCTCAGGGAGGGGGAGAGGGTCAAGCCAGTGGCTTTGGGTAGAGGCTTGTCCCTCAAGGACCGTTCCGATCCGCCAATCCGGAGGAGACTCTCCTGCAAGGCAGTATGAGCATGAGCAACCCGAAACGTGTTTCGCCCACGGAACATAGGTTCCGAAGTGGATATCGAAGTAGTCCGGGAATTCGGTGTAGAACGCTTGCCAGCCTTGCTCATTGTTCTCAAACCCGTGATCGAAGGCGAAGGCCGCAGCCTTAGCTTCGTCAAACTTATCACACATCACGTCCCGATCCAAGTCTTCCCACATAAGACGCCGAGACAACTTTTCCGCGTCGATCTCAAGATGAGCGAAATGGTCATCGGCCCAAGGGGCCGAATGATCCGCCGCGTCAACAAACGCCTGTCGTTCAAGCTTCTCGAAGGTGGCCCTCACCCACTTCGACATCCGCGGACGCTCAGAACGATCCTGAGTAATCATGTTCAGATAGTCACGCCGCGTTGCGCCCGTCATAAGGTAGACCTTGCCGGGCTTACCCCCTGGGGGAAGATATTCGAATGAGGAGGGCAGGACGCCGAAATCGCGAGCGCGTTCGGCTTTAGCCGCGAACCACTCAAAGCCCAGAGAGGGCTTTTTCGACATGCTGAACCAGCCGGTTTTTTTTCCGGCCCTAGGGTTCAGGTATTCGCAGCAATAACGGATGGACTTTTCCGTACAGGACCAATCCACCTGTATGTGGCCATGAGGCCACTCGGAAATATGAACCATTTCCTCTTGCGGTATCTGTCGCGAAAAGGGGTGAGCCTGCGAAAGATCGTCAAGAAACACACGCCTATCCATCAGATAGGGCGCAGGTTTCCCCTGATCGACCAATCGACTGAAAAACAGGATCGCATGAAAATGCGCCCTGTCGAAAAGGTCGCCATATTCCCCAGCGACCAGATACCTAACTTTGTGACCCGCCTTGCGAAGCCGCTTCATAAAAAGCTGGAAATGGTGAGGGTTGACCACCCTATAGGACAAGTCCAAGGGGTTCCGAGGGGTGGCATAGGTCAAAGACAGGGTGCAGCTAACTTCCGACACGGAAGCTTCACACAGGCACCGGCCCACCCAGTCAGAGACGTAGTTTTCCCTGCAATACCAGCAAAGGTCGCAAGGGACAGGAACCTGCACCCATTCCGGGCCGCGTTTAACCCAGACGAAGCTAGGAGATTTGCACATTTTCGGCTCCTTCGAAGGCGGTGTCACTAAAAGGGTATACTCATCAAGAAGGTACGGGCCGCGCGCAATTCGATCAGAGATACGAATTGCGCGCGGACGGAAGCACCCGCCAAAGCGGGGACTTCCTTCTCTCAAACGCCGAAAGGCTTAAGGGTGACGAGCCACAGTCACCGAAGGCGTCATATGAACGGGGGCACGCTCGACCAACTGAGCGATACGGTCCCGATAATCAAGGATTTCCCAATGGGCAGGATCCCAGCGGAACTTGTCCTGAGGGGTTCCGTCGTCACCGCCCCAGTTGAGGGAAAGCCGCTTGGACTTCGGCAGTAGGGCGTTGAGCTTACGAAGCTCATCCCGCCCGAGATAATGGACATAGCTCCACTCGAGAGGGGTCATTTCCCAATGATAAATGCCATGAACGATATCCACGGCTTCGCCGATGTTATGGGCAGAGAGTGGGTATCCCACCTTGGTAACGCCCCTCTTGAGGAGCGTCTCTTGCTCGTCCTTCGTCCGAAAGGCCGAATGGATATAGAGCGGAATACCGATGTCCTTAGCCCGGATACAGACCTTGGCAGCCCACAGGCGAAGCTGCGGGTTGACCTGTTGCCAGTCCGCCCGCATGCCCTGTCGGGCATAGGTTTCGGAGGTGAGGAAGGCCGGAGCGCGAAGGCGATCCGGCACGTCCCAATGGTCATGATCCATGGGTTCCGACGTAAAGCGATCCTCGCTCTTGTCGGGGTTTTCGCGACGGCTAGCGCGGATGATGCTTTGGGGCGTCGTAAGACGCCCCGCTACATAGTCCTGCCACCATTTGCAGAGGACTTGACCCGGCTTCATTTCGCCGGGTCTTTCGGTTCGGGAGCCGGTTCAGGCTCCGGCTCGATCACCTCGGCCTCCTCGGCTTCCTTGGCCTTGGTCGCAGCCAAGGCAAGGTCGCGCTCCTCGCGGATACGGCGCACCATGGCGCGCTCCTCAAGCTTGAGCATACGCAGCGCCTTGGTGACTTCCAGCATCGTGCCGCTTTCGCTAGGCAAACGGTCGATATTGGTGAACTTCTCACCGGTCATATAGACCACGCGAGAGGGCGGGAGCTTGCGATAGACCCTCGCCGAGCCCCCGACAATCGTCACTTCGGACGCTTCGGGGAGCGGGATACGATGGGCCGTTTCCGGCCCGACGGCGACCGAAACGCCGTAGCTTTCGACCGAGAGGGCGAAGGGCTGCGACGACCGCAGGAGCAAGACGCCTTGGGCGTGGAACGTCGTTTCATCGACTTCTTTCCATTCAAGAGGGTTGATTTTCATCGGTCAGACTCCACTTTCTTCGACGGCTTGATAGTCGTCATTAGCTTCGGTCAGGACATCACCGAACTGGACGTTGCCCACGAGAGTGCAGACGTGCCGAGCGACGACTTCAAAGGCGGGAGCCAGCGTGTCGGCAAACACGTCATGGGGGAAGGGCACCGGGGCAAGGTGATGAGTGCCCTCGAAATCCGGGTTGACAATGTCGGTCTGCCAGAGCCCGGCCCGGCTTTCGGTGACAACGGCACCGGGTGTCGGTTCATAGAAGATACCGCCAAGGCGCGTGAAATCCCGCTTCCACTTGGCATTCATCGGCTCATAGCCGTAAAGGCCCGCAGGCGTCGTGTGCTTGGCGTCCAGACGCCGGTTCAGCACCATATCCACCGGCAGCGTGCGCTGAATATCGCGCAGAGGGTTCGGGAAGTCATTGAACTCGGTGCAAAGCACCCATTCATCCGACATGCGCTCGTCCAGACGCTCAGGAAGCACCTCGACAGTATAGATGACGACCCCGCCCACATCGGTGCGGGGCACGTTCAGCGTCAGCTTGGCTTGCGCCCTGCCGACTGTCACAGAGGCGTCGAGATTCGCGCTATCGGTCGCAAAGCGTTCGGCGAAGCCGACGGGAACGCGCTTGCTGTCAAGCAGCCACGGCCGCTTGAAGTTTTCCGCACCGGGATCAAGCCCCTGCATGAGGAGAGCGACAAGCGTCGTTTCATTGTCAAAACCGGTCGCGTCATTCCCGGCATAGGCCGCGTGCAGTTTGGCATACGCCTGCGCGATGCGAGCCTTGTCGATATCGTTCACTGTGACGCCGATCGTCGTCATAGCCGCATCAACCCACACCTTGACGCTCGCATCATCAGGCGATCCGGTCGCATTGACGCGCACGTCAGCATAATGCCCACCCGTCGCCGCATCCGAATTGCGGGTCTTCTTCAAATTGGCGGGAGCCGCCGTCGAAGCATCGACATAAGACAAACCATAGACCGGCAGACGACCCGCCAAAATATCCAAATCCAAAGAGCCTTGGATAAGGGCTTGCTCATAGTCAGGAACGACATGGGCGAAGCGTCCCGAGGGCCAAAAGGCAGGCGGCAGCGTAGTGCTAGCCGCAATGTCCTCGGAAGCATACTGCCGACGCGTCAGACGGCTGGAATGCGCCGCGAGCCTGAAATTATAGATCAGGTTGAACGCGTCGATCAGGTCGGTGTTGATCGTCGCACCGGCAGGGACGTGCAGACCGATGGTCTTGAAAAAGTCGGACCCAGCCGCCGTCACCAGCGTAGCGCCGGTGATCGTGGTAAAATAGGCCGGGGGCGTCCGATCCGCAGCCCCAAGGGACTTGATCGGCTCGCCCGTCATAGCGTGGTTCAACTCGTCGCGCCCCGGAAACTGGGGCATAGCCGACTTCGGAACGAACCACGCTTGCACGTTAGCCGCGACCGCGTTCAAAAGCGGGCGGGGCATCTCGGCCAGCTTGATATCAATGCCGACACGGCCCGACATGCTTTCCCCCGGAAGAACCGGGATGTAACCGACAGGGACGACGACGCCAGCGCGCCCGGAAGTCATGATGACTTCACTGTCAGGCCGCATGGATGCTTCGTACGGGACAGGAGTAGAGGATTGACGAGCCATAGGGCTTCCTTTCGTCAGTTATAATTCCAACGGACCGACCCATCCGGCATTTGCCAGAAGGGACGGCCATCTTCAGTGTAGCCGGTCGGCGGGCCCAGATCGTGCCGACGGATGGGCGAGGCCTTGCTATCGCGCAGCCACGCACCAGCCTTCGAGCCCAACTCCCATGCTTCGGACGCCGCCCACGACCCCGCGACGACTGGCAACTGCCAAACGTCAAGAGGTTCGCCATCCGAACCGGGCACCCAAAAGCCGTCCTCATCCGTCCAGGCATTCCGGACTTTCATAAAGCCCGAAATGTCTTCGGTAGGAGTCTGCTTCACCTCACGGTCAGCAGTTAGGACGTTCATGGAGAACGGACTAGAAGCGACACCCGCCGAGGCGGGTTGAGTCGCAGCGCGCCCGCCGTTGAGAGCGGGCGAGCCAGAGATAGCCGACGGCGGAACGACGGAAGCAAGGGTCCGGGCTTCCTGGACCTGCAACGACAAGAGATCGTTTTGCAGCCGGTTATGCTCGCGCCGGGTTTTGGCGTCGTCGCCAAAAGTGTCCTCGACGATATCGCCGAGGACAGAGAGGGACGCCAAAGGAGGCGTCCCCATATCCATACCTGCACCAGCAGTCGCATTAGAATTCTGGAGAAGGGTGAGGGCGTTGAAGCCGTATTGCTTGGCAGCTTGCCGTGCCCCCGCAGCCGTCGACACAATCGACTGTTGCGGGGACATCGTCTTCTTCTTACCGAAGAGACCGCCAAGCAGCTTTAGACCGCCCGCGATGAGAGTCGGAGCGAGACCCATGTCAGAAGCCGGGGCTGCACATCGCGGCGTGAACGGCCGGATATTCAGACAACAGCCAGACGCCGACGGCGCCAATGGCGGGGAGACCCGCGCCCTTGAGCAAGAGTTTCAGAATGTAGGCATTCTTCATGATTTATCTTCCTTCCCAAAAAATAGTCACAGACAGATTTCATCCCTAGATGTTTTGTCGAAGTCAAGAGCCTTCTGCATAATATGGGTCTGAAAAGTGATATTGTGATAATTGTTGCAAATGTGCAAGAGATAGAGGGGGAATGCCGCAAGCGGCACCGGGCCTGCCGTCCGCTACGCGGACCGGAGCCTGCAAGCAGTCTCCGCCCATGCGGGGGCTAGTCCCTTTCCCGAAGTAACGCCCCGATTGCCCCTGTAACCTATCTTGGCAGCGCGCGCAGAGCGAACGGGCAGGCCGTGCTGACTGCCGGGACGAGTAGGCTTGGGGCTGAGGGCGCAGAG